TTCTGATGCAGCAAGTCGTGCAGCTGAATACGGCCACACTGGAAGTTCTAAGACATTTTCTAAGTCTATGGACAGACTTAGAAACATAAAAAAGGCAACTGATCGTCTTACTAAAGAAGAAGCTGAAGGTCTCGATGAAATCTCACGCGACCTTGCTCGTTCATATATCCGTAAAGCTACTGCTGATAATAAAGAGCGTAGATCAGAGGTGATGAAACCGTTCAATTCAAAGGATATGGATAAGAACGTTTCTCAGTACAAGAAAATGAAGTCTCGTGAAAAAGGTATTGAGACTGCTGGTAAGAAAGCATATGACATTGGTGGTAAGGCAAAAGTTCCTGCTAGAGAGTCTGTAGAGCTTGACGAAGTATCCGATAAGAAGCTCGACGCATACCGTCAGAAAGCTTTTGCGGATCAGCCATCAGGTGACGATGGTTCTGATAAGTATCGTAAGCGTAAGTTTGGTCGTGACCTAGCATTTGCTAAGCAGACTGGTAGAGCAAAGGTTCTTGCTACAAAAGAAGAAGTCGAACTTGATGAAGCTTTCAAGATCGGTGTGATGAAGCTCAAAGATGGTTCTTCAGTAACTCTTAGTCGTGAAGATGTTGATGCACTAAATGACTTGTCTAAACTTCTTAATAGCGCTAATCAATCCAAAATGCAGGATCAAGTGTTATCTAGTAAAAAAGAATTTAATCAAATCCTAGCATTTGCAAAGGAAGCGGTGCAGCATGGTTGATATTATCCTCAAGCCGACTGGTACGCAAGTAAATATCTCGACTGCGAATACCGTTCATAACTCAACGTTGGTGCGTGTTTACGCACCAACAGAAGCTCTTGTTACTTATTCTGATTCTGCTGATACAGTAATTGGTACTATTACAATTCCGGCAGGATTTGTTGAGATTATGGAAAAACTTCGAACAGATAAACTCTCGGCTAATACAACAGTATGGGCTACTCCATTGGCTTATAAATAAAGAAAAAGGAGATCAATATGGCCTTACTCATTAAAGATATTGTCGAAGAAGTTCATTATATTACTGAAGCGACCGAAAAGGGTGAAAAGAACTATTACATCGAAGGTATCATCATGCAGGGTGATATTAAGAACCGTAATGGTCGTATTTACCCATCAAACGTTTTAATGCGCGAAATGAATCGCTACAATGAAAACTATGTATCGAAGAATCGCGCCTTTGGTGAACTTGGTCACCCACAAGGACCAACTATTAACCTCGACAGAGTTTCACACCTATTCACAGAATTAAAAGCTGATGGTTCGAACGTTGTAGGTAGAGCTAAAATTACTAAAACCCCTATGGGTGATGTCGTAAAAGGACTTATCGATAGTGGTGCGCAATTAGGAATTTCTTCCCGTGGAATGGGATCTGTGAAGCCAAATGAAAAGGGCATCATGGAAGTACAAAATGACTTTATGCTTGCTACGGCAGGTGATATTGTCGCAGATCCTTCAGCTCCAGATGCTTTTGTAAAAGGTATCATGGAAGGCGTAGAATGGATCTACGACGTTGCGGCTTCTTCATGGACAGTGGCAAACACATTTGATCAAATTGAAGAAGAAGTAAAAAAATCGAAGCAGATCGATGAAGCCGCTGCTTTAAAGATGTTCGAAAAATTCTTAAAGAGCATGTAATTTAACCAAATTTGAAATATTATAAATAATATTGATTATTTGAATCATCACAAAGGAGAACCTTAAATGGATGTAAATCTAGAAAAAGGGTTAGAAGAAGCAAAAGCAACTGGCGAAGACTCCATGTCAGCCGATCCAGTTACACCAGCTGGCGGCGCTGTAAAAAAGCGCAAAGCAGATGCTTTCAAATCTGACTCGACTGCACAAGCAGACAACATTGAAAAGAATGTTAAGACCCCACAGGGTAGCAACAATGCCGGTCTTCATGAAATGATCGAAGCTATCTTTGGTGATGCAGATCTTTCCGAAGACTTCAAGACTAAGACTACTACTATTTTTGAAGCAGCACTTCACGAGAAAGTAGAAGCAGCCCGCGCAGAGCTTGAAGAGCAGTTCGAAGCTGATCTTGCTGAGCAGGTTGAAGCGATTGTAGAAGACCTTACCGACAAAGTTGATTCATACCTTGACTACGTAGTTGAGAACTGGATGAAAGAAAACGAAGTCGCTCTTGAGTCTGGCTACAAAGTTGAAGTAGCTGAGTCGATCATCGCTGGTCTTAAGTCACTTGTTGAAGATCATAATATCGAAGTTGCAGACGAAGAGCTTGAAGCACTTGCTGCAATGGAAGAAGAAGTTGCTCAGTCAAACGCTAAGTACAATGCTCTATTCGAAGAGCTTCTTGCAGAGCGTGCAGAAAAAGAAGAGCTTCAGAAGAATGCAGCACTTGCACACTTCACTGAAGGCATGGTAGCTACTGATGCAGAGCGCTTTAAGGTTCTTGCAGAAGGTGTTTCTTATGAGTCAGTTGATGACTTTGCAAAGAAGCTTGAAACCATCAAAGAATCATACTTCACCGAGCAAGTTGTTCGTGCAGAAGATCAAGCAGAAGTCCTTGAAGAGGAAGTAGAAGAAGTAAAAACTCCTGTACTCGATCCTTCGGTTTCGGCTTACGTCGCATCGCTAAACAAATTTAGTAAATCTTAATTTATATAAATATACTAGATTAAATCCATCAAAGGAGATCATAAAAAATGAGAAACGAAGAACTATTGAAGAAGTGGGGCCCAGTGCTTGAGCACACTGCTCTTCCATCGATCAAGGATGCGCATCGTAAAGCTGTCACCGCTCAGCTTCTCGAGAACACCGAAGTCGCTATCAAGGAAGGTCAGACATACGGTTCCGGTTCTTTCCTAACAGAAGCACCAGTGAATGCCACAGGTGTTGCTGCAAACTACGACCCAGTGCTTATTAGCCTCGTTCGTCGTGCAATGCCTAACTTGATCGCATACGATATTGCTGGCGTTCAGCCAATGACTGGCCCAACCGGCTTGATCTTCGCAATGCGTTCAAACTACGCAAACACCACTGCTGCAACAGCAGAAGCTTTCTACGGCGAAGCTGACACCGACTTCTCAGGCACCGGCACAATGGCTGGTACAACTGGTACTGCAGATACTGCAAACACCGGTACTGGTATGTCAACCGCAGCTGCTGAAGCTCTTGGCGACGGCGCTGGCACTGACTTCGCACAAATGTCATTCGACATTTCGAAGGTTTCGGTTACTGCTAAGAGCCGTGCGCTTAAAGCAGAATACACCAGTGAACTTGCACAGGACTTGAAAGCAATTCACGGCCTTGACGCAGAGACTGAGCTTGCAAATATGCTTCAGGCTGAGCTTCTTGCAGAAATCAACCGTGAAGTTGTTCGCACAGTCTACAACACTGCAGTCACCGGTGCACAAACTGGTACCGCAACTGCTGGTATCTTCGACCTTGACGTTGACGCAAATGGCCGCTGGTCAGTTGAGAAGTTCAAGGGTCTTATGTTCCAGATCGAGCGCGAAGCTAACCAGCTTGCAAAAGACACCCGTCGTGGTAAGGGTAACATCATCATCTGCTCGTCAGATGTTGCATCTGCTCTTCAGATGGCTGGTATCCTTGACTATACCCCAGCACTTAACAGCAACGCTCTTAACGTAGACGACACTGGCAATACCTTCGCAGGTGTTCTCAATGGTCGCTTCCGTGTATACATCGACCCATATGCTGGTGCAAACTACATGGTCGTTGGTTACAAGGGCTCTTCACCTTTCGACGCAGGTATGTTCTACTGCCCATACGTCCCACTACAGATGGTTCGTGCAGTTGGCGAGAACAGCTTCCAGGCTAAAATCGGCTTCAAAACCCGCTACGGCATGGTTGCTAACCCATTCGCAAAAGGTTCGACCAAGTGGGTTGACGGCGATGGTGACTCCGGTCTCACCGCTAACTCGAACAAGTACTACCGTCGCGTTCGCGTTACCAACATCCTCTAATAAAAAGAGTAGGGATAACCTACCAGAACTGGGAGCCTTCGGGCTCCCTTTTTCTTTGGTGCTATAAATATAGTAAGTATCAACTGAGGTAAACTATGCAGCAAAACTTTCTTTCTCCAACTGGATTTAGATTTGTGGTCAAAAGACTGCCAAACGTTTCATTTTATATTCAGTCTGCAAGTATTCCAGGTATGAGCATGGGATTCACTCCTTCTCCTACACCCTTTAAAACACTTAAGTTCGCTGGTGATAAACTAAATCATGACTCATTTACTGTGACTATTCGTGTAGATGAATACATGGAATCGTATAACGAAATATACAATTGGATGGTTGCACTCACGAAGAATGAATCATATTCGCAGTTTGCTGCTCTCGAATCTGGCGAATACGGAATCTACTCTGATGCTTCTCTAATCGTACTGAATAGCAGACAAAATCCTGCCCTCGAAGTATACTACAAGGATGTATTTCCAGTATCAATAAGTGATATTCGGTTTGATACAACTCAATCTTCGATCAACTACGTCACCTGTGATATCACTTTCGAACACAACGGGCATACTGTAAAGAGAATCAGTGGTTGACATTCTTTCTAACGTGTGATAGTATGTTATGTAAACGCGAAGGAGATTGGTTATGGATATTGAAACGCTATATAATGAATGGGCAAAAGATGGTGAGATTGATCAAGCTAACATCTCAAAGTCAACTACAGATATCCCGAAGCTTCACAATAAATACTTCAGATGGTATGTTGAAGAAGGCTTAAAGCTGAAGAAACTAAAAGCCGAATACAAAGTTCTCTACAAGCGCAAAGGCGAGTGGTACCGAGGAGAACTTGACGATGAAGAACTGAAAGAGCATGGGTGGAAACCTCAGCCTCTTAAAATTCTTCGCGCTGATGTACCTTCCTATCTTGAAGCAGATCCAGAAGTGATCAAACTATCTTTAAAGATAGGACTTCAAGAAGAGATCGTAGCATATCTCGAATCAATCATTAAACATATTAGTAATAGAAACTTTCTGCTTAAAACAATCGTTGATTGGGAGAAGTTCAGAACTGGAGCATAATGGATTTAGTAACTGTTGAAAAAGTGAATGAGGTGTTTGTGCGTGTTCTAGCAGAACCTTCACTGAAAATGGAAATGTCAGAGTACTTCACGTTTGAAGTACCTGGAGCTAAATTTATGCCAGCCGTTCGGAACAAAGTTTGGGACGGCAAAGTTCGACTATTAAATACTATGACTGGCTACATATATGCAGGTCTAGTCCCATACATCAAAAAGTTTTGTGATCAAAGAGGCTATGAATGCTCTGTAGCAAAAGAGCTTGGAGAAACAGAAGCAGTACCTGATGATTACGGGTATGATCTAGCAAAACAGGTAGATGCAGCATTTGAAGTTCGTGATTATCAAAATGATGCGATTGTGCATGCCATTCGACAAAATAGAGCTTTATTTCTCTCGCCAACGGCTTCTGGTAAATCATTTATCATTTATCTCATTATGGCACATCATCTTATGTTTGACCGTAAGATTCTGATTGTAGTGCCGACTACGTCTCTTGTTGATCAGATGGCTTCTGACTTTATCGAATATAATAAGGGAAAGAAGTTAGATATTCATAAGATTCGAGGTGGTATTGATAAGAATGTAGATGCTGAGATTACAATTACGACATGGCAGTCTGTATACAAGATGCCTAAGACATTCTTTGAAAAATTTGATGTTGTATTCGGCGATGAAGCTCACAACTTTAAAGCAAAGTCTCTTACTTCGATTCTCGAGAAGATGCCGCATGTAAAATATCGTTATGGTCTTACTGGTACACTTGACGGCACTCAGACGCACAAGCTTGTTCTTGAAGGATTATTTGGTACAGTATTTACTGTGACAAAGACAAAGAAGCTGATCGACGACAACGTTCTCGCAAGCTTCAAGATCAAAGCATTAGTACTCAAATACCCGGATGACGTAAAGAAAGCGAACAAAGGTAAGTCATATCAGGAAGAAATTGACTGGATTGTAAGAAACCAATCTCGTAATCTATTCATTCGAAACCTTGCTTGGAATTTACCTGGCAATACTCTCATACTGTTTCAGTATGTGGATAAACATGGCCAAGCACTGTTTGACATGCTCAACAAATCTGAAGAACACAACGTCTACTTTGTGCACGGCGGTGTAAAAACTGATGACCGTGAATCGATTCGACATGACGTACGAAAGACGAAAGGCAACATCATCTGTGCCTCGTATGGCACGTTTTCTACAGGTATAAATATTCCAGAGTTGGATAATCTTATCTTTGCTTCTCCTTCAAAAGGTCGAATTCGGAATCTTCAATCAATCGGCCGAGTACTTCGTAAAGGTAAAGACAAATCATCTGCAGTATTGTATGATGTCGTTGACGACTTACAGTGGAAGAATACTCAAAACTTTGCTGTTAAGCACTTCATGGAAAGAGTAAAAATCTATAGTGAAGAGGGTTTTGAATTTAAGATCTACAATGTGGATGTGAAAGGATGAACATGAAAGATCAAGTTTTACAGCACGTCAAATTAAAAAACGGAGAAGATCTACTGTCCTTTGTTGCTTACAAAGGAAATCAGGTAGAGCTGCATGCTCCGATCTCTGTGCAGATCGATCCGACCCTCGGACTTTTTGCAAAAAGCTGGTTGCTACTCACCGATGGAAATAGTATTCTTATACCCATGGACTTTGTAATCTTTGCAAGCAAAGCTTCCAGTAAAGCTATTGATTATTACGAAGAGTTTATGCACCGTATTCATGAGAAATCACAGATCAAACAAATGGAAGAAGACTCAGAATTTACTTCTGAGCTAGAAGAACTCTTTGCAGCCTTAGTAGAGTCCAAGACAGCTACTAAGAATTAATATTTCAATACCATAAATTCATTATACTCACTTCTGCGAAGATGTCAACAAAAAAGTTGAAAGAAAAGACTTGTTGACATTTTTGTTTGTACGTGATATACTTAGTCAATACAACAAGAAAAGGAGGGAGAATGACCCTTACACCGAGAAAAAAGCGGAACTATGTGAACAACGCTGAGTTCCTTGAAGCAATGATCAGGTACAAAAAGGCTGTACGTGAGGCAGAAGACAGTGGTGAAGAGCCACCACGTATTCCAAACTACATTGGTGAATGCCTCTACCAGATTGCAAACAGACTCGCATATAAGCCAAACTTCATTAACTACACTTATCGTGACGATATGATTGCAGATGGTTTAGAGAACGCGATAATGTGTGTTAACAACTTTGATCCTGAGAAGTCGAGCAACCCATTCGCATATTTCACTCAGGTCATTTGGTTTGCTTTTATTCGTCGCATTCATAAAGAAAAGAAGCAAACATACATTCGTCACAAAGTGATGGAAAATTCTCTCATCTCAGATACTGCATTCGAACGCGGAGTTGATAGTGACTTCAACGCTGCCTCGATGCGTGAAATGTCAAATGACCGTATGAACGACTTTGTTGAAAAGTATGAAGCAAAGATTGAAAGCAAGAAGAAGACTTCTACGAAGAAGAAGGGTCTTGAAAAGTTCATGGGTGACGAAGAATGAAGGTAGCAGTCATTACTGACCAACACTTTGGTGTTCGAGGTGATAGCCTGCTGTTCCTTGATTACTACGAAAAGTTTTACCGCGAAGTGTTCTTCCCGACACTTGATGCTCGTGGTATTGACACGGTTCTCGATCTTGGAGACACGTTCGACCGCCGCAAATACATAAATTTCGTTACTCTGCGCAGGGCCAAACAAATGTACTTTGAGCCTCTGAAAGAACGTAGCATCACTGTACATTCTGTTGTCGGCAATCATACCACTTATTTTAAGAACACGAACGAAATCAACACGATGGAGTTACTACTCAAGGAGTATGACAACTACAATGTTTACACTCATGAGCCGGTTACTGTTACTCTTGGAACTTGTGATGTTCTGCTATCGCCTTGGATCTGCCCCAGCAACGCGGAAGTTTCTTTCAAAACTTTCAAAGAAACTACGGCGAAGATCGTAATGGGTCACTTCGAATTTGCTGGTTTTGAGATGATGAAGGGACAAGTATCAGATCACGGTCTCGATCGAGGTGAATTCAAGAAGTTTCTTGCAGTGTACTCTGGCCACTATCACCACCCATCAAGCCACGAGAACATCACATACCTCGGTGCACCGTATGAGATGACTTGGACTGACTACGCAGGTAAACGCGGATTCCATATTTTTGATACTGAAACACTTGAGATGGAGTTCATTCAGAATCCATTCTCGATCTTCCACAAGCTGGACTATGATGATGCAGACCTTACCGTTGAAGATATTGACTCTCTTGATGTTTCGATGTTGACATCTGCCTACGTTAAGGTTATAGTTAAGAAGAAGAACAACCCATACATCTTTGATTTGTTCATCGACAAGCTTCAATCGGCCGGAGCTGCTGACATCAAAGTTGTTGAAGACCACCTTAACTTTGACATCATCGATGAAGGCGAGCTTGTTGATGAGGCACAGGATACATTGTCTTTGCTCCGTGTCTATGTAGATAGCCTTGAAGTAAAGACGAATAAAGAACGAATCAATACATTTTTACATGATCTTTACCAAGAGGCAGTGAGTCTTTAATGTTAACCTTTACACAAGTAAAATATAAAAACATTCTGTCGACAGGTAATGCTTGGACGACAATCGAACTCAATCGTAATAAAAGTACGCTGATAGTCGGCGAAAATGGCGCAGGTAAGTCAACTATCCTTGACGCCATCTCTTTTGCTCTGTATGGTAAAGCTTTTCGTAAGATCAATAAACCGCAGTTAATGAACTCGATTAACCAGCGAGATCTCGCAGTTGAAGTTTACTTTTCCTCCAACGGCGCCGAGTTTGTAATCAAACGTGGTATGAAGCCAAACATCTTTGAGATCTGGAAGAATGGCGAGCTTCTCAATCAAGACGCATCTGCTCGTGACTATCAGGCATACCTTGAAGATAATATTCTTAAGATGAACTACAAGTCCTTTGGGCAAGTTGTTGTGCTCGGTAGTTCTACGTTTGTTCCTTTCATGCAACTTCCAGCTCAGCACCGTCGAGAAGTAATCGAAGATCTTCTTGATATTCAGATCTTTAGCACGATGAACAATCTCTTAAAAGAGAAAGTAAATACGAACAAGGCCGATCTGATGCAGATTAAGTACGATGTTGATCTTGTAAAGACAAAGATCGATTCTGCAAAAGAACATAATGAGTCTATTCGTAAGTTGAAGGAAAGCGAAGTGTCTCGCATTAAAGAGAAGATGCGAGAGCGTATTGAGTTTATTGAAGGCGAAGAGAGCCGATCAGAAGAGCTCGAAGAACAAGTAACCGCACTTATCGGCACAGTTTCTGATAAACCTGATACTCTAAGCAAACTGCAACAGTTTAAGACTCTTAGAGGCGACCTGAATACGAAGTTGAGCACTCTTCATAAGGATGTTAAATTTTATCATGCGCATGACAATTGTCCCACTTGTCGACAAGGAATTGAACACGACTTTAAAGTATCGACCATTAGCGAAAAGTCTGGAAAAATTTCTGAGATCGAAAACGCCATACTGGTCCTTGATGACAAGGCAGCGAAAGTCGAAGAACGGTTGTCCGATATTGCCGAGATTGAAACGGAAATACATAGACTCAGTCTCGCTCGAAATGAGCATACCGCGAACATACGAATCGCAAAGTCGACGATTGTTGGACTTAAAAATGAGCTTGACGAAGCAGAAAAGAACGTTGCTGAAATCGACACTAGTAAGATCATCGGATACAAGGAAGAGCTAAAGGCTCTTATGGATAAAGCAAAAGAGTTATCTGAAGATAAAGAAACTCTTGCTGTAGTTGGTTCGATGCTGAAAGACGGCGGCATCAAGACTCGTATTATTAAACAATATGTTCCTATCATGAATAAGTTGATTAATAAATACCTTGCCGCCATGGAATTCTTCGTTGATTTTCAGCTCGATGAAAGCTTCAACGAAAAGATTCTGTCTCGGTTTCGTGATGAGTTTTCATATGCTTCGTTCAGTGAAGGTGAAAAGCTTCGCATCGACTTGGCTTTGATGTTTACTTGGCGAGCAGTTTCAAAGCTCCGTAACTCTGTGACAACAAACCTTCTTATCATGGACGAGGTGCTTGATGGTTCTCTTGACCAAGCTGGCACTGACGAGTTCCTGAAGATCGTGAACGAGATCACTGCTGACTCGAACGTTTTCATCATTAGCCATAAGGGAGACTCTCTACACGACAAGTTTGACCATGTAATTAAATTTGAAAAGAAAAAGAACTTCAGTCAAATAGCAGCATGAGGATAACATGTCGAAGAAACAATTTGAAGAAGAACTAAAAAATATCACAGACCGCATTGTGGTTCTTGAGACCGAAAAGGTAAATGAAAAATATATTCAGCCGCTCTACACTGAGCGGTCAAAAATGATTCAAAAATGGTGGGAGACCAATGAATAGATTTATTTTTGATGTAGATGGCACTCTTACGCCATCTCGTGACGTGATCGATCCTATCTTCAAAACTTGGTTTTTGCGTTTTTGCCTAAACAACGCAGTATACATTGTGACTGGTAGTGATAAAGCAAAGACGATCGAGCAGATTGGAGAGGATGTCTGGCATGCTTGTGCTCGAGTGTATCAGTGCTCTGGCAATGATGTATGGGAACAAGACCAGAACATTCGAGTGAACTCGTTCGAACCGACTGATGATATGAACAAATTCTTCTCAGTGTGGTTGAATCTGAGCAACTATTCAGTACGGACTGGCCAACATGTCGATGTACGTCCAGGGCTTATCAACTTTAGTATTCTTGGACGTGGTGCAACAAGGGATCAACGTTCAGCTTATGTGAAGTACGACGAAGAACACAACGAGCGTCGTACGATTACTGAAGCGTTTAATAACTACTTTCGGCCTGGATTCGTTGCTCAAGTAGCAGGTGAGACGGGTATCGATATTATGAGAGCTGGAGAAGACAAGTCTCAGATCATTCGTGACTTCGCTTCAGATGATAGGCTACACTTCTTTGGTGATAAAATTATGCCTGGTGGTAATGATTATACTCTTGCTACAGAAGTAATCAAAAAAAGCGGTAGTGTTTACAGTGTGAGAGATTGGAGAGAGACATGGCACCATCTGAAAAGATCGTAGGATTTACTGCATCAACGTTTGACCTTCTTCATGCTGGTCACATCTCGATGCTACGAGAAGCAAAGGAGCATTGCACGTATCTGATTGCTGCTCTACAGGTAGATCCTTCTATCGATCGTAAAGAAAAGAATAAACCGGTACAAACACTCGTAGAACGGTACGTTCAACTGTCTGCAGTAAAGTATGTCGATGAGATCGTATGTTATGTGACCGAGCAAGATCTTGTTGACATTCTTCAGATGTATGATATAAATGTAAGGATACTTGGTGACGAGTATAAAGACAAAGACTTCACGGGTAAGGATGTGTGTCAAGCTCGTGGCATCGATTTGTACTTCAATAAGCGAGACCACCGCTTCAGCAGCTCGGGTCTGCGCAAACGAATTTATGATATGGAGAAATTAAAGAATGTCGACTAACTGGGTTCAAGACATCAACGATATGCATGCTAAGTTTGGCGTTCATAAGTGGGTAGGTCAAAAGGTTGCTGAAGGCGACATCGAGTCTCTTCGTAAGTTCATGCAGTTTCGTATCGATTTTCTCAAAGAAGAACTAACAGAAACTGAAAAGGCATTTAATACATACGACGCCGAAGAGATCGTAGATGGTCTCATCGATCTCTGTGTTGTTGCTATCGGTACACTTGATGCCTTTGGTGTGGATGCTCATAAAGCATGGGATGCGGTTCATGCGGCCAATATGAGTAAGGAACCTGGTGTGAAGCCTTCTCGCCCTAACCCTCTTGGTCTACCAGATCTGATCAAGCCTGAAGGGTGGACTGCTCCTTCTCATGAAGACAATCACTCGATCATGGGAAAATTGTAAAATAACACATTTTAGGGGTTGACATTTAGAGAAGCGTAGTTTATAGGTATACTCTAACGTGAAAAGGAAATCACATGTACTATACCTACACTCCTACCAATCGTTTTTTCATTGACAACCCCTATAACCCCCAACTCGACACTGACAAAACTCCTTTCACATCTCAACAAATTCTTGACTACATCACATCCATCGACCCCCAAACGGCTGAGATTAACGGAAATTTAGTCATCGCGGAATATACTATCGACGGAAAATACAAATATTCTGTCATCGCATTCCCTCACGACATTTGGACTCCTACCGGAAAAATCAAAAAATCTTTCAAACAATCTTTGGAACCCATACCTTATAACTGCAATTACACTCCCACAAATCTTTGGCCGCAACCTTACGACAAAATGTGAAAAAATGTGAAAAAATGTGAAAAAAGTGCGCTCAGCCAGTTGACATTGGCTGAGCGATGTACTATATACATATAGTAAGGCAAAACAGAGAAGGTAACGAAAATGACGAAGTTCTCCAAATTTGACCGTAAGAATCTCACCGCCCTTCGCGCTGAAATGAGCGCTCTCTTGAGCAAGTACGGTATCGACTCTAACCTCGAGTTCGAAGTCGGTAACATGAAGTTCAGCGAAGCTGAAGTCGAAATCAAAGTGAAAGCGAAAGTTACCGGTGCCAAGACTTTCACGAATGTGATCCTCGAGTCTCGCGTCGCTGCTCTCGGCTTGAAGATCAAAAACAAATTCGGCGACGAGCTCGTCGACTACAACACTCGCGCTCACAAGATGCCCTTCGTCTATACCAACGCTGCTGACGGTAAGCGTTACAAGTGCGACGAGCGTATGGCGAAAATGCGGTTCGCTGCTTAATTTGTGAAAAGAGGGGTTGACATTCTTCCCCTCTTAACTTATATCTATCTGGTAACCAACAGAAAGAGAACATTATGACCCGCACTTCCAACTACGTTATGACCGTCGAACTCGAAAATGGCAAAGCCAACGACGAAGTTCTGAACCTCGTGAAGATGCTCGTTCGTCTTGAGAACAAGTACACTGGTTCGAAAAAGTACGTGAAGCTGCAGGGTCGTGGCCCTCGTCTCGGCAACCGTCGTTACAATCAGTCGCTTCCGCTTCCTCTTGCAAAAACCGCTGACGTCTACATTTACGAACGGAACTAATCATGGCAACCTTTGATCTTGACATCCTGCGTGACCTTGAAAAGCTTTCTCTTAAAGAGGCTCAATCAGTTTCTATTGGCATTGTCAAAGCCAGTAAGACAAAACCGGCTCCAATGAACCGCTTGGTGTATGACATCACGAAGGCGCGAACCGCAAAAGAAGTTACGCGTATTATGTGGTATACTTACATGTCTGGCACTGGCTATGGTGTAATTAACTCTTCTTGGAAACAACATTATAACGGAATTTGAACATGGAACTACAACTTCCACCAAAGCTTACTGAGATCACAAACATCTTCTATCACTACAAAGACAAAGCTAAGGCTTGGGCAAAAAGCGGCGAGAAGCTTGTTATCAAGGATGGTAGCAAGCTCGTTGCTATATTTGAACCATACGACGTAGTCATGACAAACCCATTCGTGTACGAGCAATACACAAAGTATTCTGAGGTTTGGCTACCGACGTGGGCTTTGTATAAGTCCGGCGCGCTCAAGCTGTATGACGAACGATTCCAAGTGACTCGCAAGGGAACGATTCCGCTATCTAACCCGATCACACACGTTGAACAGTATGTTGAGCCTGAAATCGATTACAAAAAACTGATGGGAGATATTGGTGAAAACGCTGTGGCACGCTTCACCAATGGTCTACTCAGCGAAAATCGGTATGACCACAAAAAAGACGGACTCATCAACGACCACATCACATTCGAAGTTAAGACACAACGCTTGATTCAGATGAAAAAGGCGTTTTGGATCAAACCGTCTCAGTGGAATAAGCTCGACGGCGTAGATCTTTTGTACTTCGTGAAAGTACCTGAGAAAGATGGCGAGAACGCAACTGCTTATCTCTACTACGATACTTCTGTGTTCAACACGATTAAACACGAAGGTAAGACACTTCGAGAATATCCGTTGACAAATTGCCTATTTCAGTTTATACTAGGAGATGAAGAGTCTTCTTTGTTGCTGAAGTACTCGAAAGAAATTTCAACTGTTCCGAGGTTTACATGATTCTAATCATCGAAGGCATGGATCGTTGCGGTAAGTCGACACTCGTCGAACAACTGCGTAAGCGATATTTTCTGAATAACACCCGAGTGCTTGTACACCACTCGTCTTCTCCGCCTAAGGTAGAGAACCCCAACGAGTGGGAAGTGCATCACTACAAGTCACTATTTGATGCGAGCTACATGCTGAACTATGCTCATGAATTTGACGTAATCTATGATCGCTTCCACCTCGGTGCTATCGTCTATGGTAAGAAGTATCGCAACGCAGATCCCGAAGACATTTATGCAATCGAAAACATGTACATCTATCCGAACGATGAGATCGCTCTTGTGCTTCTGACTGATCATACTTCGGCTATTCTTGAACGCGACGACGATGAGTCACTCGAATCATCTGCTTCAGAGTTTGATGAAACACGTCAGTCTTTCGAAGAAGCATTTAAACGATCGATCATTCCAAATAAACTTCACATCAATATCACTGAGAACGGTGGGTTCAAGAATACTTATGACACCGTGACTCGGTTTCTTAACGGAGTAAGAACATGAAACAGTATAGAGTACAAGACATCCGTATCGCGCTTCGTGACAAGCTACACAAACGAGACTTTGTCACTGATAAGACCGGTGTGAAGACGATCGAACTCATTGGCACCAGTTTCATTGCAGACGAAGACGCTATCTTTGGTCAAGTGAACTGGGATTACGTCGAGCGTGAGCTCGAGTGGTATAAGTCTATGTCGCTTAACGTGAATGACATTCCCGGCGGCGTAAAACAGGAAACGAATCCTCCTCAGATCTGGATGTCTGTTGCCGATCCTGACGGCCTGATCAATTCGAATTATGGCTGGGCAATCTGGCACAAAGACAATTGTGATCAATACGAACACTGTGTTGCTGAGTTGAAGAAAAATCGTGACTCACGTCGTGCAATTATGATTTACACTCGGCCACAAATGTGGTATGATTACAATAAGAATGGTCGCTCTGACTTCATGTGCACGAACTCTGTACAGTATCTTGTTCGCAACGACAAGGTTCATGCCATTGTTCAGATGCGATCAAATGACGCCATCTTTGGCTACAAGAATGATCGTGCATGGCAAGAACATGTGTTGAATAAAGTTGCTCAAGATACTGGTTATGCTCCAGGTGACATCATCTGGGCCGCTGGCAGCCTTCACATCTACGAAAGACACTTTGGATTAGTTGAATGAACAAGTGGGATCACCGTTATCTTAAACTCGCTTATCAGATCGCTCAATGGTCGAAAGATCCATCGAGTAAGATCGGTGCAGTCACCGTTGGATCTAAGGGGCAGGTCTTGTCTCAAGGATTCAACGGATTCCCTCGTGGTCTGAAAGACGATCCTACTCGCCTGAACGATAGAGAGACGAAGTACCGTTATGTAGTTCATGCTGAGATGAATGCTATCTATAACGCTACATACAATGGTGTATCTCTTGATGGTGCTACGTTGTATGTGTACGGTCTTCCAACTTGCTTTGAGTGTGCCAAAGGTATTATTCAAGTTGGCATTCGCCGAGTAGTTATGCCAAACCAAAAAATCGACGGTAAGTGGCTTGATTCATGGATGCAAAGCGAATCTTTCTTTACAGAAGCCGGAGTAGATTTTGACTTCATCGATTTTGATCCTGGGCATTAATCCCTCGAGTGGTAAACCGAACAAGACCAGCGCAACCATCCAGCGACTTAACCGCTGGATGGACTTTCTTCATGTGAAACACTATTCGTTTACAAACGTGATCCATACAGCTGGAAAGTACGCACAAGATCTTGTTGATTTTGAAACACTGATATCGTTCACGTCAGACGCTAATAAGATTATTGCTCTAGGCCCCTTTGTTTCAAAATCACTAAATAGAGCACACATCAACCACTTTACACTTCCCCATCCGTCGCCTCTGAACCGACAGTTGAATGACAACGTATTTGAACACGAATGTTTGATGAAGTGTAAAGCATTTATTGGAGAATAACATGAAAGTACTTGTAACTGGCGCAAGTGGATATATTGGATCACATATCGTAAAAGCTCTTCATAGTAAGGGTTATACTATCGATACTCTCGATCAGCGCATTACTCCGAATACTGGAATGATTCAGCATATGGTGAATGCGATTCACCACGGAGATATCACTGAACATATTCACATTACTGATCATTATGACGCTGTAATTCACTGTGCTGCGCTTATTTCGGTCGAAGAGTCGATGAGAATGCCTGAGTCTTACTATGATGTAAATACGAATGGTACACTTAAGCTTCTTCAGAGTCTCAAGTACAATCATTTTATCTTTGCTTCGACCGGCGGCGCGTTCGATCCTATTTCACCCTACGCTAAGTCGAAGATCATTGCCGAAGAAGCAGTACGACAGATCGCGCCCGAATATTCTATCTTTCGGTTTTTTAACGTTGCGGGCAATGACGGAGAGCTCGGCCAACCATATCCAGCGAGCCACATCATTCGAATTGCTGCAGAAGCTGCAGCTGGCAAGAGAGACAAGATGGTAATCTTTGGAAATGATTATGATACACACGATGGTACGTGTGTTCGTGATTATGTACATGTTATTGATCTTGCTGAAGCGATTGTAAGAAGTGTTCCTCTCGCTGCAAATTCAAAATACGAATGCATCGGTTCTGGCCGTGGATATTCAAATCTTGAGGTCATAAATACAATGAAGGAAGTCACTGGTATCGACTTTCCTGTAGAGTTCGGTCCTCGACGTTCTGGAGATCCAGCGAAACTTCTTGTTGACACTGTATCAAAGTATGTTAAGATTGATCATGATTTGAAAGATATGTGCCGTTCGGCGTACACTATGGAGTTGAAATGAAAAAGATTCTGATTACCGGTATGAACCGGTTGCAGTGCAATAAAGACTTCTATCTGAAGCAGCAACTACAAGTTGTTCCATCCCATTATTCGGTTATTCGTTGCCTTGAAGATATGGGATACGAAGTCGAGCAACGCGAAGTTGCTCTTGGTGAAGATCTATCCTCGTATGATGAAGTAATCGTTTACATCCACAGCATTCAAGCGTTTTGCCAACATATTTGGTCCGGTTTATATGCTGTTGCCGCACGTCCGAATTGCATTATTGCATTTGATGACTGGCAATTTAATCAGATTTATGGCGCTATCCAGACGTATCACGACGACCTTGTAGCCGGCGACGACTCAGTCTATCGTGACTATCTGTTCGATCTGTGGGCAGGCAAAGAAGATCGTGAGACTGTAAAGAAGTATCATCAGTCATATATTGATGCATGCAAAATCATCGTGTCGAAACAGAACCGACTGTTGGTCAGTGCTTTTGCTGGTGGAAACATCTCTCTGCTGAACCTTGGATGGGAAGAATCAAAGGTTCATGTGTTCAACCCGAACCCTTATCACTTGAACCGTCGTGCTGACAACGGATACGGCACCGGTGTAGTTACTTCGACGCTTGATTCGTTCTTCAATGAAGAGCCAGAGAAACTGTTCCGCTGGAACTTTGCTTCTCTTGTTCAAGAGAAGACTCGTAAGTGGCTGAAGCTACAGAACCCTGAGAAGTGGCAATGGGAAATCGAGTACTTCGGTGCAAAGCGTGGTAAGTACAAGTCTGAGCGTAAGACCGAACCTGAGATGGTGAAAGTGTTCGAACAGCAATGGGGTTGTCTGATGCCAGGTTACTTCCATGCCGGTTCTGGCTGGTGGCGAGCTCGACCTCTGCAGGTTGCTGATGCTGGATCAATCATTATTGGTGACAAGCCAGAGATGATGGTGTATTATAAAGATGAAGCCATTGCCGGTCTACGTGTTCTTGATATCGAAGCGATGGATGTTACTCAGCTGAAAGCTACAGCCGCTGCTCAGAAAGAAGCACTGTATGCTAACCATCCTCTTGATAAAGCAGTTCAGCGTGAAGAACTGAGAAAGATCCTTGAAGCATGAAACAGATTCTCGTAGTTGGCGCTGGCTTGTCCGGCGCCACTATTGCTCGTGAGCTTGCAGAAACTGAGCAATACAAAGTCTGGGTGTTCGATAAGCGTAGTCATATTGCAGGTAACGCGTATGACTACACCAACATTCATGGCATTCGTGTTCATGAATACGGTCCTCACTTGTTCCATACAAACAACAAAGAAGTGTTTGATTATCTAAGCCGCTTTACAGAGTGGGTAGAGTACAAACATAAAGTAAAGGCTCAACTTGACGATGGCCGATACGTTACGCTTCCAGTGAATAAGGAAACTAAAGAGATCGTAGGTGAAGAGAATGTTCTTGACATCTTCTTCCGTCCTTACACTAAGAAGATGTGGGGAATGGAACTTGACGAGCTGAATCCTGACATCATCAATCGCGTACCGATTCGTAATGACATGAACGAGCTGTACTTTCCCGATGATCAGTATCAGGCTATGCCGAAAGATGGCTACACTGAGATGGTTGCAAGCATACTAGATCACCCAAACATCATTGTTAAGCTTAACACCGAATATTCAAAAGACTATGACCATCTATTTGATCATATTTTTAACTCTATGCCGATTGATGAATACTTTGACTTCGTTCATGGTGAACTTCCGTATCGTTCGATTAAGTTTCATACCACGACACTGCCGAACCCTCATGTTTTGCCGACTGCAACCGTCAACTTCACGAATGATGGTTCATATACTCGCGTGACTGAATGGAAGAAACTGCCTCATCACGGAGACAATAAATATTGCACAACTCTGACTTACGAAGAGCCATGCGATTACCGTGATAACAACCGCGAACGGTTCTATCCAGTGAAAGACCGTGATGGTAAGAACCGAGAGTTGTATGAGAAGTACAAATCCATGACTCCGAGCAATACGACCTTTATTGGTCGTTGTGGCCTCTATGCTTATCTCGATATGCATCAAGCGGTCAACTCGGCCTTAGCTATAGCGAGAAAATTTAAGAATGAGTAACTTCACCCACGCTTCAATCGTTCCTCTTATCGGCGGCGAAACCATTGGATCGGAAAGAGCTTTCGGCTCTCCTCCTATCCACTTCATGTCATATGAAGCTTTTGCTGCAAACGACTCTCATATTCTGAATCACTACGAAAATCTTATTCCATACTACGTTCTTGATAAAGGCCAAGCACCTTCCGAGCGCGCGGATGTGGTTGCGTCCGTGTGCCCGTGCGCGGGGTTGTCTATGATGTCCCATGGCTATGGCGATCATAATGAAAACAACAAGTGGATGGACATTACTGCAAAGTACATCCTTGGCGAATATAAGCCAAAAGTGTTCTGGGGAGAGAATGCTCCCGGCTTTGCTGGTAAGATCGGTAAGAACGTTCGTGAGAACCTGAAAAAGATCGGACAAGAGAACGGCTACACGATGACAGTCTATCGTACGAAGTCTTTGCTTCATGGCGTTCCACAGATTCGTGAACGTTCTTTCTACTTCTTCTGGAAAGGTAATCAGACTCCACTTTTGCATTACTACAATCGTCCTTACACTCCAATTGAAGAAGTCATTCGTAATGTGAAGTCTAACTTCCAGCATGAGCCGATCAATAAGAAGAAGCCATCTGAAAATCCGTACTACAAGTACATCCTCGAGGCTATTCATGGTGGTCGTACTCACGTACAGCACTCACATGAGATTGATCCGTCGTCAGCTCGTGGCAATGACGCTTTCGGTTACATCGAAAAGATGGGTCACAACTACAAGCAAGTTGCTGATTGGATGAAAGCAAATGGATTCCCTGATGAAGTTGAGAAGTGCCTCTATAAGTACAAGAAGCTTGAAGAAGGCGGAAGCATCATGCGGAGAGGTGTAATTGTCCCTAAGGATCGCATCGGCGCTTTTGTAGGACACTATCCGATCATGCTTACACATCCTGATGAAGATCGCTTCATTACCTACCGCGAAGCCATGACTATTATGGGTCTTCCGGAGAACTTTGAGCTTGTAGATGCTAGCCCAAAGAATGCTAACCACATCTGCCAAAACGTTCCTGTTCAGACTGCTACTGATATGGCGACGGAAGTTCTTGCTGTGCTCAATGGCCAAAGAAAAATGGTTGACACTGATTATATTTTGCAGTATAATGGAACTCAGACAGAGGAATTCACCGCTGCTGAAAACACCCTTGAGAGCTTTTTCGAATGAACCAACACTTTATTTTCGACTTTGAAACCCTTGGTCAGGATGTGTTTCAAATTCCAATGCTTGAATGCTCTTATGTAGCATTTGATTGGGATCGTTTTACTTCTGACAACCCGTACACTCTAGAAGAAATCGTAAGTCTTGCTCGCAAAGACAAACTTGAAATGGCTCACCAAGTTCAAGAGCATGGTGCTAAATATACTCAGCGTGATCTTGATTGGTGGTTGTCTCAGTCTGAAGAAGCAAAGAAAGTACTACGCCCAAGCAAATCAGATATACGAGCCGAAACTTTCATCGACAACTTCATCGAATATCTGAAGGAAGCAGGTAAGATCAACTACTGGTGGTCTCGATCAAATTCATTCGATCCTATTATTCTCCAGAGATGGGCATCTGTTTTTGGCCGCCAAGATGAAATCGGTGAACTTCTGAAGTTTTGGCTTGTTCGTGATACTCGTACATGGATTGATGCAAAGCTGAATTTCCCAAAGAAGAACGGGTTTATTCCTCTTGCTGACGAGGAATATTGGAACAGCACATTTGTCCATCATGACAGCCGCTTCGATATTGCTGCGGACATTCTTCGTTTGCAAACAATTGCTCGACTCGAAAATGATATGGAACAACCTACACGATGAATAAATATAATGAAACTGAAACCGGAGCTGTTCGCGAAGCTCTCGGTATGCCATATACTCGGCACATTCCTCTTGAAGCAATCGCTGCAGCAGCAGCTTCTCTTGAGTACGGCGCGAAAAAATACTCGGATCGTAATTGGGAGAAAGGTCTCCCATGGCAGCAGATGATTGATAGTCTGAAGCGACACGTTGAGGATTTTGAGCGAGGGCATGACTATGATAACGGTGAAGATGGATCAGATCTTCACCAAGTATGCATGATTATGGCTTCGGCTATGATGCTTTCAGCTTCAGTCATTCGTGGCATTGGTGTAGATGACCGACTTATCGCCACGGATGAACATGCGCTATCTGCGAAACAATGCGCCAAATTTATTAAAGGGCAACTTGAGAATTCAAGACCAGTGAAAGGTAAATAATGGAAATTAAGATTGAAATCGAAAAGCTTCGTAAGAAGAAGCTCTTTATTGCTACACCTATGTACGGCGGTGCTTGCGCTGGGTTGTATACTAAATCGACAAATGATTTGGCGATGAGTTGTGCTAAGTATGATATTGATGTAAAGTTCTACTACTTGTTTAATGAGTCTCTCATTACTCGTGCTCGTAACTATTGTGTCGATGAATTCCTTCGGTCAGACTACACACATCTTATGTTTATCGATTCTGATATTGGATTCCATTATAAAGATGTCTATACTCTTATGCATCTTTGTGAATCGGCAGATGAGTATGGCGTAATTACCGGGGCGTATCCGAAAAAGACGATCGCCTGGGAAAAGATTAAGACTGCAGTTGAAAAAGGATTTGCTGACCCGAATCCGTTCCAACTTGACAACTTTGTCGGCGATTATGTCTTTAATCCCGATGAGAACTCTACTTCGTTTCGAATTGATGAGCCCGTAAAGATCCGTGAAGGCGGTAATGGTTTCATGATGATTCATCGTAGTGTATTCGAGAAGTATGCAGCAGCATACCCAGAACTTAGCTATATTCCAGACCACGTACGCACCGAACACTTTGACGGCAGTCGTGAAATCACTGCGTTCTTTGACTGCGTGATTGATCCGAAGAGTAAGCGTTATCTGTCAGAAGACTACATGTTTAGTCAATACGCTCGAGCAATTGGTATTAACGTATGGCTTTGCCCATGGATCCAGTTGAAGCACGTTGGTTCATATACCTTTGGTGGTTCGCTTGCAGCAATGGCAGCGATTCAGACTTCTCCGACTGCAAGCGCTGCGTCTAATCAAAAGAACTATTTGACACCAAAAGAAAATGATGATATAGTGAAACCTATGCAACAATTAAACCGGCAGCAACGTCGCGCTGCCATGAAGAAGGGTAAGTGATTATGAAATTTAGTAATGAAACTATTAGTGTATTGAAAAACTTTTCGATGATTAATCCTGGGCTTGTATTTAAACCCGGGTCTGTTATTCGCACCATGCATCCACAAAAGACTGTAATGGCTTCTGCTACAGTGTCTGAGAATATCGAAGGTTCTGCTCGGGTTTACGACCTATCTCGGTTCCTTGCAACATTGTCTTTGTTTGACGACCCCGATGTCGAGTTCACCGATGATAAATTTATTATCTCTTCAGGCAAAAGCAAAGTATCTTATACCTATGCGGCAGAAGCAATGGTTGTGGCTCCACCCGAAAAAGAAATCAATTTCCCGTCACCAGAAGCAGTAGTTCCAGTTAAGTGGAAAGACCTTGATTCTGTTATTAAAGCATCCGGCGTTCTTAAGCTGTCTGAGGTTGCTTTTACCAGCGATGGGTCGAATGTTTCCTTGTCTGCGGTTGACTCGAAAAATCCGACGGCTGACTCATACAGTGTTATTATTGCTGAGAACACCGGTGCTGCTCCGTTCAGAATGATCGTAAAGGTCGAAAATCTGAAGCTCATGCCACATGACTATGAAGTTTCACTTTCAGCAAAAGGTCTTGCTCATTTTAAGTCGAGCAAAGCCGAATATTTTATCGCCCTCGAAGCAAAATAAGGAGTTACTATGCAACTTACCATCAATGATATCGCCGCTGCTCTACAGGTTATCGACATCGTAACCTCTAGAGGAGCCTTCCGCGGAGATGAGCTTTCTCAAGTTGGTGCACTTCGTGATAAGCTTGCAGCCTTCGTGAAAGCGAGCCAAGCGAGCCAAGAAGCTCAGTCGGCTGAAGAAGCAGTTGACACCTCTGCAGAAGCAGAGTAATATAAACTATACTGCAGCGACTACGTTTCGGCGTAGTCGCTTTATCTTTTATTATGATTGGAGTGAACATGGAAGAATTTTTGTGGGTGCAAAAGTACCGTCCTCGTACCGTCGAGGAAGCTATTCTACCTAAAGATCTGAAGGATACTTTTCAGAAGTTTGTTGACGACCGAAACGTGCCTAACCTGTTGTTGTCTGGTCGAGCAGGTGTAGGTAAGACGACAGTCGCTCGAGCAATGCTTGATGAGCTTGGTGCCGATTATATCATCATCAACGGCTCGATGAACGGCAATATCGATACACTTCGAGTTGATATTCAAAACTTTGCTTCGACTGTTTCATTCTCTGGTGGCCGTAAATACGTCATCCTTGATGAGGCAGACTACCTCAATGCAAACTCAACTCAGCCAGCACTTCGTAACTTTATGGAAGAGTTCTCGAAGAACTGCGGCTTTATTCTTACTTGTAACTTTGCAAATCGTATCATCGAGCCTCTTCAGTCTCGATGCTCTGTGGTGAACTTTAGTATTAATACGAGTGATCGGCCTAAGCTTGCTGCACAGTTCTTTAAACGAGTGCTAACCATTCTCGATGCTGAGAATGTCGAGTATGAACAGAAAGCTGTAGCCGAACTCATCAACACTTACTTTCCGGACTGGCGTCGAGTGCTAAACGAGTTGCAGCGGTATGCTGCAACAGGTCGTATTGATGCAGGTATCCTTCGTAACAAGGGTTCTGAATCGATCGAATCTCTTATCGGTCTACTGAAAGAGAAGCGTTTTAATGATGTCCGTAAATGGGTCGGCGAGAACTCTGATATTGATTCTTCGACTCTCTATCGAGCATTGTATGATATTCTCCCAACTAAAATCGTTAGCACATCCTCAATTGCAAATGCTATCATCATTCTGGCCGAATACGAATACAAAGAAGCATTTGTAGCAAATCCAGAGATCAACCGAGCTGCAGCCATGGCTACGCTGATGGCTGAATTATCTGATTGGAAATGATATGTCTTGGTTCAGCAACTTTAAGAAAAAGAAAATACCTTGCCTGATTTGTGAGAAGAAATATCAACATAAAGATATGATCGAAATCAAATACAGATACGGCGGAGGTGAAGGCACAATTGGCACCGCACATATGTGCAATACTTGCAATGATAAGTACAGTAATCAAGAGGTAGAAGAGTATGACGAACCCATTTGATTATGTGACAAGTATTCTTCAGACGAAAACACATATGATGCGTGGCACCGAGAATGATAAACTCGCTGAGAGTGATTATAATCCGTGGCTCACAAATACAGCTCTATCATATCATGCCGATACCATCTTGATGGCAAATCTTGTAAACGGCTTGCATCATCTACCAAAGTTTGCACAATACGACATCCTTATAAATATGGTTAGACCCAAGAAACGACAGTTTCATAAATGGGCTAAAACAACGGTCAGTGAAGACTTAGATCTCGTATGTGAAGTTTATAAATGTAACCGAACAGTAGGAAACGAGTATCTATCTTTATTGAGCGCCGAACAATTAGAATCGCTGAGAAAACAGCGACACAAAGGTGGAACATAAGGATGAATATCGTTGATGATCTTGTAGAGGTTACTCTGCCATCACAAGATTCTTTCTTAAAGGTAAAAGAAACACTGACCCGTATTGGTGTTGCCTCAAAGAAAGATAAGATCTTGTATCAGTCTTGTCATATATTGCACAAGCAAGGCAAATATTATATCGTACATTTTAAAGAACTTTTTATTCTTGATGGAAAGGCGAACACCCTTTCTGAAGAAGACGCAGCTCGCAGAAACACGATCGTAAATCTTCTTGAAGAGTGGGGTCTTGTAAAGGCTGTAAATCCTGAAAAGGTTCAGGATCCAGTAGCTGCTCTGTCGCAGATTAAAGTGCTGCCTCATAAAGAAAAAGACGAATGGTCGCTTGTCGCCAAATACAGTATTGGCAAAAGAAAATAATTGTTGACATTTTGAGCCATTTGGTATATAAATAAATGTGGGATGCCATAATGGGTCCCACCTTTATCCTTGCTAATTGGAGGCTTTTATGACTAATCAATTCGACCCATTTGCTATTGGCTTTGACAAGTTCTTTGATCGATTCAAAGAAATCCAGTCTCAAACCGCCAAGGCTATCACTTACCCGCCGTACAACATTAAGAAGACCGGAGATAACACATATGTTATCGAGATGGCAGTTGCTGGCTTTGGTAAGCACGATATCGAGATTACTCTTGACGAAAATATCCTAAAGATCGATGGTCACGTTAAGCGAGACGAAGCTGACGAAAAGAACTATCTCTTTAAAGGAATCGCTGAACGCCCATTCAGCCGCACCTTTACGCTTGCTGACACTGTTGAAATCAAGAACGCCGAGCTTATCAACGGTATGCTTCGTGTATGGCTTGATAACATTCTTCCAGAGAAGAAGCCGCGTAAAGTAAATATCACAGAACCGAGTGATTCAAGCCAAGGTTCTTACGGCTATCTTAGCGAATAACAAAAATCAAAAGACTAAATCTTAGGGGGCTTCGGTCCCCTAAGTAGTTGACACCTCTTGAATGATGGTGTATAGTGGTACTAATTACATCATAGGAGTTTGAATGTCGTTTTATACTTCAGTCCATCGCATGGGTGGCAGCATTCTGTATCGCGGATACACCGACAACGGTTCTCGTATTCATGAAAAAGTAAAGTTTTCTCCGACATTCTATGTAAGCACGTCTGCTGACCGATGGTCTGGTGAATGGACTGCTCTAGATGGGACTCGAGTCGAACCGATTCAATTTGACTCGATTAATGATGCAAAAGAGTTCATCGATACGAACAGCGATGTTGCTAACTTCAAAGTCTTTGGCAATAGCAACTATGTAGCTCAGTTCATCAATGAACGGTTTCCAGGAAACATTAAGCCGGATCTTCGCCATGTTGCGATTGGTAACATCGACATCGAAGTTCAATCTAACGATGGCTTTCCATATCCAGAACAAGCAGCGTATCCTGTTACTTCTATTGCAATGAAGAACAGCAAGAGCTCAATCTATCACGTATGGGGCTTGAAGAACTACGATTCGTCTAAGTGCGAAACCGTGCCGGAAGGTTGTATGGTTCGTTATGTGAAATGTGCAAACGAAGCCGAGCTTCTCATGAAGTTCTTGACTTACTGGGAAGAACACTATCCAGATGTTATCACCGGTTGGAACGTCCGACTCTTCGATATTCCGTATCTGATTAATCGAATCAAACGTATTCTCAATGAGGATTGGTCAAAGAAGCTATCGCCTTGGAACATTGTAAACTACCGTCAGATCGGCGTAAAGGGTAAGTCGCTTGATACCTTCGAGATCTATGGCGTGCAGCAACTCGACTACATGGATCTGTTCCAAAAGTTTGGTTATGTATACGGCCCACAAGAGTCATATTCGTTGAACCATATCTGTCACGTAATCCTCGGCGAGAAAAAACTATCGTATGAAGAGTACGGTTCGCTGCATAATCTGTATGAACGAGATCACCAGAAGTTTATCGACTATAACATTCGAGACGTCGTTCTTGTCGACAAACTCGAAGAACAAACCGGGCTTCTCGCACTAGCTTTGATTATCGCATATAAAGGTGGTGTAAACTATCCTGATACTCTTGGCACAACTGCTATCTGGGATTCGATCATCTATCGATATCTGAGTGAAAAGAATATTGCTATTCCTCCATCAACTGAAAAGCATCGCCCAGAGTATCCTGGTGGTTATGTGAAAGATCCTCAGGTTGGTCGTCACGAGTGGGTTGTATCGTTTGACTTGAACTCTCTATATCCGATGACGATTGTCCAATACAACATGTCGCCTGAGACGATTGTTGAAAACGCTTCATATGGCATGCCGTGCGACGTTGACTTCTATCTGAAGGGCGTTGATCTGCCTCAAGAGATTCGTGATATGAACGTAGCAGTTGCTGCAAACGGTGCTATGTTCAGGAAAGACAAGCAAGGATTCCTACCAGAGATCATTGAAAGCTACTATGCCGAACGTAAAGCAACAAAGAAGCAAATGCTTGGAGTAAAGCAAAAGTATGAAGAGACTCATGCCGAAGATCTAAAGCGAGAGATGAACCAGCTTGATAATACACAGCAAGCAATTAAAATTCTTATGAACTCGCTTTATGGCGCTTTGGGTAATAAATACTTTAGGTACTTCGATATTCGTATTGCAGAAGGAATTACTCTTTCTGGCCAGCTGTCTATTCGCTGGGCTGAGAAGCACATGAATATTGCTATGAACAAAATCATGAATACCACTGCAGTTGATTATGTTTTGTATATGGACACCGACTCTCTGTATCTCAACATGGCACCACTCGTTAAGCAAGTGAAACCTGCAGATGCAGTGGCTTTCCTCGATAAAGCATGTGACCAAAAGTTTGAAAAGGTTCTTGAGAACGCTTACGGTATTCTGTTCGAACAACAGAATGCTTTTAAGAATACGATGGTGATGAAGCGAGAAGCAATTGCAGATGCTGGTATCTGGACTGCAAAGAAGCGTTACATCCTGAATGTTCATAACTCAGAAGGCGTTCAATACGCTGAGCCTAAACTCAAGATCATGGGCATCGAAGCTGTTAAATCTTCAACTCCAGCAGTCGTTCGTGGTAAGTTCAAAGAAGCTTATCGTATCATGTTGAGTGGATCTGAAAGTGATCTTCAAAAGTTCGTTTCTAACTTCTACGAAGTGTTTAAAGGTCTCGCACCAGAAGAAGTCAGTTTCCCTCGTGGTGTAAGTGAAATCGCTAAGTGGCGCGACAGCGGTGCTCTTGTAAAGAGCGGGTGCCCTATTCATGTTCGAGGTGCTATTGTTTACAATCATCATGTGAAAGAACTAAAACTTCGGGATGATGAGATCAAAGACGGCAACAAAGTGAAGTTCTGTTATTTGAAGATGCCGAATACTCTTGGATCAAATGTGATTGCATTCCCACAGTTTCTACCGAAAGAATTGAATGCTCATCGCTATATTGACTATGATACTCAATTCAACAAAACATTCAAAGAACCTCTGAAGCTCGTATCTGATGCTATCAACTGGGAACTTGAATACCGTAACACACTGGAGAGTTTCTTTGTCTAATACAATCAAAGACTTCGACGACGACTTCGGCTTCTCAACGGTTGACACCGAGGAGATCCTGAGTTATAATCAATCAGAAATAGACAATCTTTTAGTCGAGAACGAAGATTTAAAATCTAGGCTCGAAAAGATGCAAACCGCTATTGATAAACTACTTACAAATCTGTCAAAAAATCCGCAACAAGAGTTAATTAAGTGGCCGAACAGACTTGAGCGAATCGCAGAGTTTCGTCTCAAGCTAGAACGCATTCGTAAAGGAGAAGAATAATGTCGCTAATGGATAAATTGCTTAAGGCGTCGACGGTCAAAATGACCGCACCGTTGCTTGACTCAAAAGTATTTGGTAAAAAAGAAATGGTACCGACGCAGGTTCCGATGGTGAACGTTGCGCTATCCGGTAGTGTGGATGGAGGCCTCTTGCCGGGTCTGACCATGCTCGCAGGTCCATCGAAACACTTTAAGTCAGCATTCGCTCTGCTTATGGCTGCGGCTTATCAAAAGAAGTATGACGACGCTATTATTCTTTTCTATGACTCAGAATTTGGTACGCCTCAAGCATACTTCGAAGCTTTTGGTGTCGACATGGCCCGAGTAATTCATACTCCTATCACGAACATCGAAGAGCTCAAGTTCGACATCGTTCAGCAACTCGAAGCAATCGAGAAGAAAGATCATGTCATTATCGTTATCGACTCGATTGGTAACCTTGCATCGAAGAAAGAAGTCGACGATGCTGCTGACGGTAAGTCGGTCGCTGACATGTCTCGTGCAAAACAGCTGAAGTCGGTATTCCGTATCGTCACTCCTCACCTGAACCTGAAAGACATTCCAATGGTCGTGGTCAACCACATCTACATGGAACAAGGTCTGTATCCAAAAGCAATCGTCTCGGGTGGTACTGGTATCTACCTGTCGGCTGACAATATCTGGATTCTTGGTCGTCAGCAGGAGAAGGAAGGCACCGAGATCAAAGGCTACCACTTCGTCATCAACATCGAGAAGTCTCGTCACGTTCGTGAAAAGTCGAAGATTCCGATCACTGTTACTTTTGAAGGTGGTATTGCTAAGTGGTCAGGCTTGATGGAGGTCGCTGAAGAAGGTGGTTACCTTCGTAAGCCAAAGGTCGGCTGGTATGAAGCGTTTGATCCTGAGACTGGTGAAGTCCTTTCCGATAAACTTCTTCGTGCAAAAGAAATCGCTGACAACGGTGTATTCTGGAAAATGATGTTTGACAAAACTGGATTTGCAGAATATATTAAGAACAAATACACTGTCGCAACTCGTACTCTCATCAACGATGACGAGGCGCAAGTTGACATTGACGACGAAGATCTTGAAGACGAATAAGCGTGATATCACTGGTGGCAGATCCGCTGCCACCAGTTCAATTTATATGAGGTACGTATGATCGAACAGACAATCTTAGCAGGCATGATTCATAATGAGGGGTATGTAAGAACTGTTCTACCGTTTCTCAAAGATGAATATTTCGAAGACCAGAACGAAAAGTTTATCTACTCTACAATCAAATCATATATCGACCAGTATAATGGATTGCCTACGATTGCTGCTCTTAAGATCGCAGTCGATGCATCAAATTCGCTGAACGAAGAACGATACAAACAAGTCAATGCAACTCTTGATTCGCTGACTTACGACGAAAAGACTGATATGACTTGGTTGGTCAATACCACCGAAAAGTTCTGTCAAGACAAAGCGATCTATAATGCCGTTCGTCAATCGATTCTTGTTCTCGATGGAAAGATTAAAGATCTCGACAAAGGAGCAATCCCAGAGCTATTGAGTACCGCACTCGGCGTAAGCTTTGATACGAATGTTGGTCACGACTTTCTTGAGAACGCAGATGAACGCTTTGACTTCTATCATCGAGTAGAAGAGAAGCTCGAGTTTGATCTTGAGTACTTCAACAAGATTACAAAGGGTGGCTTGAGTAAGAAATCGTTATCGGTTGCTCTTGCCGGCACCGGTGTTGGTAAGACTTTGTTCATGACTCATTGTGCTGCTGCATCTCTATCTGCTGGTAAGAACGTTCTGTATATTACAATGGAAATGGCTGAAGAGCGTATTGCAGAACGCATCGATTCAAATCTTCTTGATGTGACTCTTGATGATCTTCGTTTACTGCCAAAGCCTATCTATAACTCGAAGATCGCAAAAATAAAAGCAAGAACAGTGGGCAAACTAATCGTAAAAGAATATCCTACGAGTTCTGCTGGTGCAAACCACTTCCGTCATCTGTTGAATGAATTGAAGTTGAAGAAGAACTTTGCGCCTGATGTTATCTTTATCGATTACTTGAACATCTGTATGAGTGCTCGGTTGAAGCACGGCGCTAACATGAACTCTTATATGATGATTAAAGCGATCGCAGAAGAGCTTCGTGGCCTTGCAATGGAGTTCAATGTTCCAGTTATGACTGCGACACAAACCACTCGTTCTGGCTATGGTAACTCTGATGTTGAACTAACAGATACATCAGAATCGTTTGGTCTACCTGCAACTGCTGACTTCATGTTTGCTCTCATCTCAACAGAAGATCATGAAAGTCGTGGACAGCTTCTCGTCAAACAGCTAAAGAATCGTTGGGGTAGTGTTGACAGTCCTAAGCGCTTCGTGGTTGGTATTGACCGTTCGAAGATGCGCCTCTTTGATGTCGAAGAGTCTGCACAAGAAGGTATCACTGGTGGACCTAAGCAGATCGAGCAAAGAGATCGACCTCTCTTTGATGGTTCGTCGATGATGCAAGAAGCAGATTTTCAGCCAGGCTATGAGCTTGAACCACAGCGGCTAAGCAGCTTTAAGAAAAAGAAACCGAATTTTGGAGGACTTAATTGATGGGTTACCGAGTAAATGAAAACAAAAACGCGTACGAGATCGTTGAAAAAGGATCCGAACTCATCGTAGCACGCCGTGTAGATAAAGATTCTGCAGTCAAGCTATGTCGTTCGCTTAACCTTGGATCTGGGTTCGATGGATTCACTCCACCGTTCTTTACTCTTAAGTATCCAGATGATCCTGCAAAAGGAAAAGCCGCCCAAAACTGAGCGGCTTTTCACCGTGCACGATACGTGAATGTTGGGCGGAACCCCACCGGCATTCTTGATGCGACCCCAACTGTTCCATCTGTGTTTTTGTATGCTATCACACTTGCCTCTACGTTAATTAACGTGATTACACGCACCCATACAAGTATTTATTATGATTTTACGTAATCGCTTCAAAAAATTTGCATTTTTTGTTGTGCCAGCGATTAAAAAGATGTGGTGAGACACCTTTATCACAGTATGGGCATTTAACTAGTTCTTTCTTTATCCCAAGTTTTGCAATTCTCATCTTTTCCTTTGTCTCGGGTGTCGTATTCTTTCCGACCTTTGAATTTCTCATTTTGAGTCTGGTTTCATCTGATATAGACTTGTCACGTTTTTGTTGTGCAACTGACATCTTTGCTTTGTGTTCGTCTGACAGAGTTCGACCTTTAAGACTATCACGGATCTTTTCTTTTTGCTCGGCCGATAGTTTTTTACCCTTATTCCAAGGTGATTTTGGACTTCTAGGATAATGATGTAAATTGTCGGTTTGGTTCAACCATCGTTTAGACTTTCTTGCACCAATTCTACGTAAGACTTTATGTTCCCACAATCTTGCGTCGTCTTTATTACTAAAGATTTTTCGTACTTCAATTACATCAGGTTCGCCATATTTTTCTCTTATGGTCTTGACTATCTTAGAAGATGTAAAATATGTAGTCCAAAGATTCTCTGGTCGAGCCTTTGAATTATACTGCACGCCATAGTACCAAAGATCATGTTTGGTCCAACCCACTAAATATGTATATGGCGAATGCTCTACCACGATCTACTCCAAGTTTCCTACCCATACGATTATTTATACAAAAAAGTGCGCTTGGCCTATTGACATTTGTAAAAAAATACTTATATTACTAATATAAACAGAGCAAAGGTAGAACGATCATGATGACCTTCGAACAAACCGGAACCGTCTTCACCGCCACCAACTCGATCAAGCCGGTTATCATCAACAAGAACTATGCTAACCAGTATATGCTGTTTACCCCCGAAGGTCGCCTGCTCGACAACTTCACCTCGGCTGGTCCTTTCGTAGACTTCGAATCGGCTAAGCGTAACGCAGAATGCAACGTCGGTATGGCAATGAACTGGAGTGACTTCTAATGACTGCTGCAATCATCCCTGTTGTCTTTTTGGTGGTAATTGTGTTTGCTGGTGCTATCATCGAAACCTTCTTTGAGGAGAAAAACTAATGTTTGAGTATAGCCTTATTCTGAACCAGATCTACAAGTTCATTGGGTTCATCATGTTCATGATTGCAGTAACTGAGCCTGCAACCATCGGTCAATGGAAAGCTCAGATGGATATCGGCTACGATTCTGTCTGGGCTGAATACATCGTTGATTACGACTGAATGCGGTAACCAAAGATGACCAAACAAGAACTTCGTGATCTGATTGCTGCAACAAAAGTGCAATATACCTAAAATAAGAGTTGACATTCGGTTTGAAGTAGCTTATATAGATCTAATAGAAGCAAAGAGGAAAAGCCATGCTACTCGATATGTCTGTTACCGTCGGCCAAAACGTTCGTGCATTTCTCAATAAGAATGCACGCGGAAAGGTTGTCGCAACTAACGGTTCGCAGTTGACGATTCAGTGGGAAGGTGGTAATATTGTAGAAGTTAATCGGTTCAGTGTTATCGTCATGGAACCTGGGTACTAAGGAACAACGAATGCAAACTGTACGTGAACTTATCGAAGAAGCTATCACCGAAGCTCGCATCATGGAGGCTGCTCGAGAAGTATTCGATGTAGATAATATGCTGCTCACCGCAATGCGCTTGAGTGGTGCACCGTATTCCTTTGTCGAAACTGTATACGAGCGAGCATCCGCATGAACTACTTTGGTGCTACATTCACTAAAAGCCGCGATCCTACTGATATCTATTATAAGCGCATTCTTGAGATGATGCGTGATTACAACCTATCAATGCAAGATGCGATCAACTGGGACATGGATGGCTTTATGCCGTATCCTTCTCGTGGAATGATTCTTACCGATGAAGAAGAGATTGACTTTTATCTTCACATAAATTATATTCCAGCTGATAGCCGTACGTTCTTCACAGGAGTCGCCCTTGGCTTTTATGACTATACACTCGAAGACAAAAAAGAGGAAACCGACCAAGAGGATGATCGAAGCACAAGCACGCCATGACGAATGGCTTGCCTCGATTGGAGTGAATGGCCGCAAGACGCTGAAAGGCGTTGAACACGTAAATCTTCGTGAAGGTATTGTTGAGAACGCACAGCTCACGAATGGTATTGCTGGTAACGGTACAAAGAAAGAAGCTAAAGTATACACGGGCGATTACATTATGGGCATTGCTACCATGCATAAGTCGAATGCTGTGCCTATCATGAGTGGCGAACAAGCGATTGAAGTATCGCAAATGAGGAGGAACTGAGGTTCCTCCTTTGTTTTATAAATACTTCAAAGGAAATGAGAGGTCGTTATGGTTAAGCCCTTTTCTAGCTTTGCTAAATCAAAATCTGATGTTTATAAAGAGATCGCCGATCTTTTGAATAATATCGGGAAAAACAAGAACTATCAAGTGGCGCCAGCTTTGCCGATGGGAAAGGCTGGTAAAGATAAAACTACGCGCGAATTCAGAATGCAATTGATCGTAAAGACCGTTGATACATCTGAATCATTTGTAGCTCATCTGAAAGCTGGTTTACGCGGTAATAAGATCTTCGACGCTAAATACAACGATATATCTCCGAACAGTTCAAAATACCCAAGCTATACGTTTACCTATAAGGGTGTAATCGTTGATGCTGTCATTGCTCGCGGGGCAAACAAAGGTGAAAACTTCGAGACTAAAACAGTTGAAAACCTCAATATGTTTTTCATGGGCGCGTCTGAACAAAGCTTTGTTAAGCTCGTAAGACAGATGGAAGAAGCTTACCCACCATTCGCAAATACGGAAATTGTAAAAGTAAATCAGCGCAAGGGATCGACACGAAAGACTGGTATACCACTTGAAGATTTGAATGCTGTTATTGGCGATATCGTTCTTACTGATAGCACAGGAAAGAAATGGTACATCTCGCTTAAGGATATAAGCGGTGCAACTGTAAGTGCGTGGCCGGGCGGTGAAAGTTTATTCAATTCAAAGGGTGATCTTGTCGAAGATTCTGAAGGCGCAGAATTTCTTCGTACATTTGGAGTTGATCTGAATAAAGTTCAAAGCGGGTTTGATATCCGAAATAATATCAATCCTGATACTCGCAAGAAATTCAAGACCCCTGCGGTAGATTCCTCAAAAATTCAAAAGATCTTTGAGCAAGTATGGGGCTTGAACTACTTCTATGTTCGTAAAAAACCTGGTGGTTGGAAAGTGTTCTGGCTCGACCGTGCTAAACTCGATGAGTTATCTCAAAGCATAAAAGTGACACGAATCGACTATCCAGGAATCACATCGAAATCAACTCGCATTCATTGCGAAAACGCTCATCAAAAATATCTTATTGAGATTCGAAACTCAAAGGGTGGTGAGTATCCAAACGACATTAAATTTAGGGTTGTATCATAATGCTATCATTTAAGTCGTTTATAACAGAACAAGCTCGTGGTAAAGGTCTAACGATCTTTGACATAGATGAGACACTTTTTCAGACTAAGGCTTTAGTTAAGGTAGTGAAGGACGGAAAAGTAGTTCAGTCTCTTGATAACCAAGCTTTTAATACATATAAGCTTAAGGATGGCGAGTCATACGACTTCGGTGAATTTACTTCAGCTGAGATCTTCCAGAATACCTCTGTTCCTATCATGAAGATGGTTCAAAAGGCAAAAGCAATTATACGCAATGCGGTAAATGCTGGGTCTAGAGTTATTATCGTGACTGCTAGATCGGACTTCGACGATAAGAAAAAGTTCCTTGACACATTCCGTAGATATGGAATAGATATAGATAAGGTGTATGTTGAAAGAGCTGGTAACTTAGGTCTAGGATCGAGCGCAAAGAACAAACGCTTCATATTCCATAAATATCTACGCAAGGGAGAGTACGAGAGAGTACGCTTCTTTGATGACGCGATGTCAAACATTACGATGTTTAAGGCTCTTGCAAAGCAGTATCCGGACATATCGTTCGAGGCATATCACGTTCACCATGACGGATCAGTAAGGAAAGTATGATGCTATCATTCGACCGGTTTCTCGTAGAATCAAAGAACACTCACATGGAGCATCTCGAGGATAACATCTTAAATGCTGGCGTCGAAGGTGTTCGTCAATCTATTAACTATCTACGTTCTCTTCGTGACATGCTAGCAGGAAGCTCTGCAAAGTCTGTTAACGTAACGATCAAGTGGGATGGTGCTCCTGCAGTCTTTGCCGGCATTGATCCAAGCGATGGTAAATTCTTTGTGGCAAAGAAGGGTATCTTCAATAAGGACCCAAAGGTGTATAAGACACCAGCTGATATTGATGCAGATACATCAGGTGATTTGAACGCTAAGCTGAAAGTTGCTCTTGAAGAACTTTCAAAGCTCGGCATTACAGGAGTGGTGCAAGGTGACTTCTTATATTCGAAAGAAGATATACGAGAAGTGGATATTGATGGAGAACCGTATATTACTTTCCATCCTAACACGATTGTTTACGCGATACCGAAGAACAGCCAACTTGCTCGTGAAATCCTTGCCTCAAGAATCGGTGTGGTCTGGCACACTACATACAGAGGAAACTCTTTTGAATCAATGTCAGCGAGTTTTGGAGAGGAGATCGCAAGCGGCCTCAAGAAAACAAAATCGGTCTGGTCAGTAGATGCATCCTATAAAGACGTTTCTGGTTCGGCAAACTTCAACGCCGCTGAAACGAAAGAAATTACTGAACTCTTGTCGAAAGCTGGAAAGATCTTTTCTGGCTTGAAGAGATCTTCTCTTGATGGTATTTCTGACAATGACGATCTGCTCATTCGAGTAAAAGCATATATTAACTCAAAGGTGCGAGTCGGCGAACGTATTGGTAATACAACTCAGTTTGTCGATGGTCTTACGAAGTACGTGCATGACTTCTATCAGAAAGAGATCGATAAGAAAGCAACAGATAAGGCAAAGGCCGCAGGTGAAGCGAAACGTGCTGAAGTCATGAAGTACTTCGCAAATACACCTAAAACTGAAATTGTGAAAATCTTTGATATGTATAATCTCATTGTTGATGCCAAGCATCTCATTGTACGAAAACTAGATAAAGCAAAACAGATTGGAACGTTCCTTAAAACTGCTGATGGCTATAAAGTCACAGAGCAAGAAGGATTTGTTGTAATCGATCACATGGGCAAAAATGCAGTAAAACTAGTCGATCGACTTCAGTTTAGCCGTGCAAACTTTTCGCCTGAAATTATCAAAGGATGGCAGCGTTAATGGCACAGTTTAACAAAAATACTCATCAGTACACCAGTGATAATAAGACGCTGTTTGAAACAGTAATGTTAGCCGATCAGTATGGTAATCTAGTTGGCTCGTCGAACCCAACTGGTGTTGCAGTTGATGCGTTTGGCCGAGCAAGAGTTTCAAATCCATTTACATTGTTCGATAGCTTTCATAGGTATTCAGATAATGGCAAGTTTGCAACAGCAACCGCTGGCGGCAGTAGCACAGCTACGTTTAACTCTGATCAAGGACTTGTAGATCTTAGCATAGGTACAGCATCTGGTGACTATGTATACAGAGAATCAAAAAGAGTATTTGCTTATCAGCCAGGTAAAAGTTTACTGATCTTAACAACATTTGTAATGAATGCGGCAAAGGCCAATTTAAGACAACGTGTTGGATATTATGGCACCAACAATGGGCACTACCTTGAATTAAATGGATCGAATATTCGCTTTGTAGAACGTAGTTCAGTGACCGGTAGTGTCGTTAACACTATTGCTGAAAAGGCCGATTGGAATATTGATAAACTTGATGGTACTGGACCAAGTGGTCTTACCTTAGATATATCTAAAGCACAGATTTTGTTCACAGATTTAGAATGGTTGGGCTTAGGCACTGTTAGAATGGGCTTTGTTATAAACGGTGCTTTTGTACATTGTCACAGTTTTCATCACTCAAACATAATCACGACGACATATATTACCACTGCGTGTTTACCATTAAGGTTTGAGATAGAAAACATTGGAGCAACTGCATCAAATTCAACACTTAAACAAGTATGTTCAACAGTAATTTCAGAAGGTGGATACGAGATACGTGGCAGATCTAGATCATTAGGTTTAGCGACAAATGCAGCCAGAGATCTAACTTCCGCAAATACATTTTATCCAATCATCTCTATTAGATTAAAATCGACTACACCAGATTGTATAGTAATACCTACAAGTTTTTCATTACTTGGGGTGACTAACGGCAACTATCGTTATAAATTAACAAAAGACGCAACAATCACGGCTGGCACTTGGGTTGATTTAGCTGATAGTAACGTTCAATATAATATCACTGGCACAGCAATGAGCGGCGGTGAAGATACGGATACAGGATATTTTGCTACGACTTCGCAATCAACCGGATCAATTCCTTCACAAAGTGATTTATTTAAGTACCAGTTAGAGAGAAACAGTTTTACTGGGACTTATTTCACATTTACCTTAGCGTGTTGTTCAAATGGTTCTGGAGATGATGTACTTGGTTCAATGAGTTGGCAAGAAGTTACTTAAGTGACTACCGGCTATTCCTAAATGTCAATGTAAACTGTCGACTTTTTGTGATAAATATATCCGTATGACAAAGGTACAGTATACGGAGAAAAAGAAATGTTCGCTGCAGTAAATGAATCTGCTAAAATGCTTACCCCATTAAGCATCTCAATATCAAATGGAATCCTTCGCTCAATCGAGTTTATGCTAAAGGCACTTCCTTCTGAAGAATCAGACAAAAGAAAAATTAAAGAGCTTGCTCACTCACTCAAGTTTGAGTATCCACATGAATCGCTAGATTATGTGACAAATATGGCTGCTAACATTTACAAGGCAGGTCGCAAATGATAGATCCAGATCATTCATATTTTAAACCCATTGAAAAGAATAAAGGTGGCAAGTGATGTGGAAGAAAATCGTTAAATTTTTCGAACGATTAGACGAAAAATCTTGGGCACACAAATATCTTGCAGAGTCATACGATCACGTCGACCTTGAGCGCAGAATGCAAGAACTTGATCGCCGCAAAATCCGTTGGTACTGATCGATTATAATAAATAGAATTGAGTCAAGGAGAGTTTCGGCTCTCCTTTTGTTTTATGAAGGAGTTATTATGGATTTATCATTTTTGCCTCACGCGACTGAAGGCCACATGACACCATCTACTGAGGTTCTTAATCTCTGGAAAGATGTTAAAGCTCGCACAAACTTTCAACATATTTTTGAAATCGGTACAAATGCGGGTCATTCGGCTGCTATCATTATGACGATGTTTGAAGATGTAAAGGTCACCTCTATTGATATTGGAGCTCATCCTTATACTCGGGTAGCGGTTGAATCTCTGAAAGAAAAATTTGGAAATCGTTTCAGCTATATTGAAATGAATACTGTAGATTACTATAAAGGTCTTAAGAATGGCACTCTTCAATTTCCAGAAGGTGTAGATATTATTAACATCGATGGCGATCACAGTGTACATGGCGCAATCAATGATATACAAATGGCTAAACATCTGAAGTTGAAAAACATTCTTATCGACGACTTTGCGATGTATGGTGTACCAAGCGCATACGCTTCTACGTGTGAAGGATTTAAGATTGTAGAAACATACAAGTATGCTTATCATAATAACCCAGTGCAGATGGCCCTTATCGAATATGAAACCAACTAGAGCTTATATTTTAACGATTGATAATCCAATATCAAGAGAGTACGCAAGGATTTGTGCTAAGTCCTGTGAAGCAGTTGGATTAGATTGGGAGTATTTCGAAGGTTATTCGAACATGTCCGTTTATGATGCTTGGTCAAAAACTAAGATCAATACAGCTACTCTTCATTTATTTCAACACGATACAAGACCGAATAATCCACAATGTTGTTCTGCTGGTCATGCAGCAATATGGAAAAAGATCGCAGACGGTAATGAGGCAGCAGTGGTACTCGAACATGATGCAATCATGCTGCACAATCCAAGCGTTGATATACCAGATGATAGAATCGTAGTACTCGGCTATAAGTTAACAGATACTTCAAGATATGACCACATAAAGGCAGGTCCTCCTCAGGGTGTAAGAGAATTAGACGCGCATGAAGGAGCTCATGCATATGCGTTGACTCCAAATACTGCAAGAGCGATGGTGAAAGAAATAGAAACCAAGGGTATTCTTGGGTGTATCGATAACGCATATTTTATTCGGCATCAACGAATTACTGCTACTCCTCTTGCAATTATGGATCCAACTCCAGCTATTGGTTGGCTTCGTGAATCGACGCTTTGGAGTAAGTCGGCTGCTGTAAACTACAAATTCATCGATTCATTTCAGCAAAACTATAAATAGGTTAAATAGAAGCTTGTGGTCAGGCTAAGGCAAACCCACGATGTGAGGAGAATCTTATGGAAAAGAAGTCTAAAAAGGACGAGAAGCTTAACAAGAACGTTATTGAAGTAAATCCAGTTCTTAAGGAAGCTTCATCGAGAAAAGTCGTTATCTCTTGGGGAAGAATGAACCCTCCTACGATTGGTCATGAAAAGCTAGTGAAAAAGGTTCAAGACGTTGCTCGTAAAATCGGTGGCAAAGCCGAAATTTACTTGAGCCAGTCACAAGACGCAAAAAAGAATCCACTTTCATATTCTGATAAAGTCATGATTGCCAAAGAAGCATTTGGCAGTATCATTCAGTCTTCACCTGCAAAAACTATCATTGACCTCATGAAACAACTTCAGTCGAAGTATGATGATGTTACGCTTGTGGTTGGACAAGATCGCGTACAAGAGTTTGAAACTCTTCTTAACAAGTACAACGGTAAAGACTACACGATGAAATCAATCGCCGTTGTTTCTGCAGGTGAAAGAGATCCTGATGCTGATGGTGTTGAAGGCATGTCGGCATCGAAGATGAGAGATGCCGCTTCGAAGGGTGAAGAAGAAAAGTTTAAATCCGGCCTTCCAAAGAAGCTTCAATCACATGCTCAAGACATCTACGATATGGTAAGAGCTGGTATGAAACTATCAGAAGATGTTGAGCTTGACGAATATGTTCTCTCATATGCCCAGCGTAGAAAGCGCGCTCTCGTAATGAGAAAGTACGAGCGCAAGATGGAAGCGGCTCGTGAGAGATTAAAGAATCGGATTGCTTCGAATCAAAAGCTTGCAGTGAGAGCACGTAAGAAAGCAATTGAACTTATCCGTAAAAGAGTAGCAGGTGAGCGAGGCGCGAATTACGCAGACCTTTCTCCTTCAGAAAAGATCATGATCGATCAAAAAGTCGAGAAGAGAAAAGGCGCAATTGCGAAGATCGCTGCTCGACTTCTTCCAAAGGTACGCAAGGCTGAACTACAAAGAGTTGCTTCGCTGCACCAGCAGAAAGAGGATATCGATCAGATGTTCGAGTCTTTCCTTGATGAAGACTACTATGCAGGTCTAAGTAAGTCGACTGCAACAAAGCGTAAAGCTCACTTCAATAAACATGCAAAGATGGACGACGATAATCCAGCTGCATATAAGCCTGCACCTGGAGATGCTACTGCTAAGACGAAGCCATCTGTCCATACTCGCCGTTATCACATGATGTATAATGGAGATGGATCGCTTAAATATGATCGCCGTTTCCGTGCATTCCGCCATATTGTTCGTCAAGAAGAAATCGAAGTAGAGAATGATGCAGATCTTCTCGAAATGATTATGATTGCAGAAGATATCAATAACTCAATTAATCTCGACGAAGCAAAGGCAATGGAAGGTCTTAAGAAAAAAGCCGAGAAGTCTGGCATCTCGTACGGCACTCTGAAGAAAGTATTTGACCGTGGTGTTGCTGCGTGGAGAACTGGTCATCGTCCAGGAACTACTCCGCAACAGTGGGGATATGCACGTGTCAATTCGTTCATCACTGGCGGTAAGACTCGCACAACTGCAGACGCAGACCTTGCAAAAGGTCTGAAGGAAGATAAGCACTTTCCATCACCAACTGAAGTGATAATGAAGAGAGCGCTTGAAGCACTTGATAGACTCTACAAATCAAAGGGCAATCGTTCAAGCCTAAACTCATACGCTTTCGATATCGCAAAATCTTACGATATTGGCCTGACTGGTCGTCAGTTGGCAAGTAAGTACCGTGACATGCACGGCATTAAAGAATCTGCAGACGATTTGTTTGAAACATTACTTGATGAAGGTGTTAACGACCCATCAATCTTCAAGGCAGTATTCCTTGCAGGTGGCCCAGGATCCGGTAAGTCGTTCATCGTAGGTAAGACCGCATTGACTGCACTCGGATTCAAAGTGATCAACTCTGACGATATCTTCGAAAGAGCACTTGCAAAGGCAGGACTTAAGGCAACCCCAGAAGACATCTACTCTGCAAAGGGTCAAGAGATTCGTGGTGAAGCAAAAGCTCTTACGGCGAAGAAGCAAGATCTTGCACTGAATGGTCGTCTTGGTCTCGTAATCGACGGAACCGGTAAAGACTACGACAAGATCGAGAAGCAAGCTGAGAAACTAAAGAAGCTTGGCTACGAAGTTGCAATGATCTTTGTTAACACCGACCTCGCCACCGCAAAGACTCGTAACCGTCTGCGCGCTCGCTCGCTTCCAGACTCAGAAGTCGAGACGATGTGGAACGGTGTACAGAAGAACCTTGGTAAGTTCCAGAACTTCTTCGGCAACCGCATGTATATCATCGACAACTCCGAAGGATCTAACTTCGAAGGTGCAGTCACTGGCGTGTATCGTAAGATCAGCACGTGGGCAAAGGTTCTTCCAACAAACCCAGCTGCTAAGGATTGGATAGCGTCGGCTAAGACCGTAAAAGAAGATAAGATGTCGGTGAAGCATCACCTTGGTATCGGTGTTCCATTCAAACATCAGTACAAAGATAATGTTAAACACATTGATACAGATCTCGATGGTGATGTAGATGAGTTTGATTTTAAATACGCGGCCCCAGACGAGACAATTGGCGACCCTGCTGATACGAAAAAATTACTTAAAAAATATTCCGGCGAAAAGAAGCACACCCGTAAAGGTGTAGCATTTGAACAGGCTATTCCTACTCCAGTGATTCCGCCAGAATCAAACGATGGCGATGAAGATCATGTCGAAAAGCACATCGATGCAGCTCTTAAGCGTGCAAAAAAGATGAAGCACTTTAGAGCTTACTATGAAGCATATGGCGCTGGATTTGAAAATACAGATACTCTTGTTCAGAATTATAAAGCCGCAACTCCCGGCGAAAAGGGTACACCAAAGAAGCCAAAGATCACTGATGGCATCAACGAGGCCTTTGAAGCTCTGATGGAAGTTGAAGGTTCTTTGTCAGAAGAAGCTGATGTTGAAATCACCGCATCAAAGATGAAAGACTTCGAAAAGTTTGTCGATCGTATGTTCGAGAAATTCAAGATTGACTTTGAGTTCACTAAACACTTTGGTGAGCGTATGAATGATGATCGCAACTCACCAAAGATTAAGCTTAAAGAACTTGCAGATTTGATCAAAAAGATCTATGCAAAGAACGGCAACCCTCTTAAGGGAAAAGCCGGTGCTGAACTTGTAGTAAAAGATCTTCAGTCAGACCTCAACATGCCAGTCGTAATCAAGTACGACGAAAAGAATGATGAGATCGACATCGTAGCAAAGACCATCATGCGTAAGAAGAATTTCTCAACGCCGAATCCAGTCATTAAGTACTAAGAGGTAATCATGAAAAGCTTTAAAGAAATGCTGGCTGAAGCCAAAGACGAGAACGATGGTGAATACGGCCAAGAAGGCGGCATGGCCAAGTCTCAGTTGAGAATGATTATTGCTGCGGCAAAAAGATTGCATACTCTTCTCGAGGATGATGATGAACTTCCAGGCCATGTGATCGCCAACATCGTTCTTGCCACAGACTACATCACAGGTGCTGCTGATTATATGGAGTCAGAGATGGCCGACGAAGAAGATTTTGATTCAGCAGAATAAGGATACCAATTATGACAGAAGTAACACAACTATTAGATAAAGAACTCTCTGAAGCGATTAACTTTCATCGCCGTCAGCGCAATCTATCTCGCGGTGTAAACGAAGCACACCACATGCGTCAGACACAAATGGTTCGTATGCTGGAGGCAGAAGAAGCTCGCCGCCTCGAAGAAGCTTCAGATCTTCGCGTAACTAAAGTCTACAACAAGTTTCCAAAGAAAGCAACATACGCAGTACATAACGCCGATCGTTCATACCACAAAGAGTTTGACTCAATGGAAGCAGCTCAGGCGCACAAAGCAGAAAAGAGTAAGTTATGAAATCATTTAAGCTATTCCTTGAACATCCAAATTGTGGTACCCCTAATTGCTGTAATGAGTGTTCAACCGAAGTTACAGAAGGCAACGGCCTATGGACTAACATTCACGCGAAGAGAAAACGTGGAGAGACACCCGCGAAACCTGGAGATAAAGGGTATCCTTCAAAAGAAGCAATTAGAAGCGCTCAAGAAGAAGTCGAGCAGATCGACGAGGTATCAACTGAAAAGCTAAGAGACTATGCATCAGCCGCGCTTCAAGACAAAAACAAAGCTAAAGCTGATAAACGTTGGAAGTATGCCGGTAAAGCAATGGATAAGGTAGCTGATCGCGAAGTGAAAGCTGCTCATGCTTTGAAGTACAACAAGACTGAAGAAGTTGATCTTGACGAAGCTGAATCATGGGAAGCTGGCTACAAACGTCGTGTTGTAAAAACTACTTCAGCCGAGCATAAAGAGAAGGGTTATAACTGGCGTATTAAAGGTAAAGAACGCCCAGAAATCTCGATCAAGCTTTACAAAGAAAAGCCATCACAACAAGAGTTCAACAAGCAGATGCGTCGTGTTGCTGGCCACGAGTTCGGAGGATAAGATGCAGGGTTTCAGAGAGTTCATAGAAGAGAAAGATCCTCGCCTCGTAAGAGCCGGTGTCCAGGGTTTCAATAAGCCAAAGGCAACACCTTCTCATCCAGAAAAGAGTCACATCGTGGTCGCCAAGGACGGCGATCAAGTAAAGACAATTCGCTTTGGTGAACAAGGCGCAGAGACTGCTGGTGCACCAAAAGAAGGTGAGTCAGCTCGTATGAAAGCGAAACGTAAGTCGTTTAAAGCTCGTCATGCAAAGAATATTGCAAAGGGCAAAATGTCTGCTGCGTATTGGGCCGATAAGGTAAAGTGGTAATGACTCGTACTGAACTTAATGATCAAATAAATAATACCATTAGCCAATAATAAGGAGAATAACAATGGCACTATGGGGTAAAACCGACACCGCAGCTTCTGCACCAAAGTATCTAATCGATGGCGCAAACACGAGCATTGTTCCAACTGCAAATACTGCACGCGACTATCCAGGTCTTCCAGATCAGTTTGATCTAAACAACGCGTTCTTTGTTGATACTACTGAAGCAACGATCGAATCTAACCGTGACGCAGGTCTTCGCGCACCTGGTTGGAATCTTTTCACAACTTACACTGACGCAAACGGAGCAACTCGTCGTCGTGTTGAGTCGCTGATTCCTATGAAGGTATCAGCTGCTGACGCAGGTGATGATGGTGTTTCTGGTAACACTGCTATTGAAGACGCTACAGTCGCTGATAGCTAATATGAAGGGGGAGAAATCCCCCTTCTCACCTTTATGAAGAGTGAATGAATGATCTTGAACGATTCTAATTTTTTACTATATGCTGCGAAAGCTTACGATGTGAAGAAATCATCGAGCTCAGAAGAATTCTATGAAGACCTGAAAAGGTTTCAATACCTAAAAAGATTATTCAAACGATATGAAGAAGCAGATGATTTAAAAATAAGATTGATTCTGAATCATATCATTGTACTATATAATTGTTTTGGCCCAGAAACAACACATATGTTATTCTTTAAATTAAAAGATTATCACAGTATGTTAAAGCCATTCGTCTTATTTTTAAACTATCTGCCAGAAGTGGTAGAATACGAAGACATTAAATTAAAAACGGTGGATGTACCGCTCGATCCACAAATAATATCAGAGTTGAGAAAGATATGATTGTTGATCTATTCCTTGTCTACCAATTCATCAAGAGACTTACTACACCTTTTGATCAATGGGACGCTTATAAACTTGGCATTATTGATGCTGAGGGCAATGAACTCAAGAAGAGAAAAGACTTCACAAAGGTTGCTGAAAGACAAGCATATGGTATCTATGACCGTATGATCTTGAAACTTAAGAAGCTACTTGCTAAGCTTCCAGCTGGTCAAACTCGACTAGCAACCTATGCTGCAGCGCTATGGCTCATTAAAGAGCATAAAGAGATCGAAGATCACGGCGACACACTCACTGAAGATCTAATTGAATCAAGATTAAACCAATATATTCATTATACTATAGAAGCGTATAGTGTCAACAATAATTTTGAAATGATGTTTGAAGAAGCACCAATCAACAGTGCTGGTTCTGGCAATATTGCTGGAATCGGTGTAGGTCCAGATGGCGAACCAGGTGTTTCGAAAAAGAGACAAAAGAAAATACAAAAAGATCAAACATCAGTGATCAAGAGATTTAGTACGTTTAGTAAACTTGAAGGAGATAACAAATGAGTTTTGAATTTAAAGAAGAACATCTAGCAGCGATGATTCCAACAAACAAGAATGTTTCGTCATGGTACAAAGCAATGATGGAAATCTTCCCAAAGTATGAAATTAATACGCCAAATCGCATCGCAGGATTTGTTGCTCAGTGCGCACACGAATCAAACAACTTCAATAATCTTGAAGAGAATTTGAACTACAAAGAAGAAACATTGCTTAAAGTGTTTGGCCGTTATTTTGGGCCAGCGCCAAAGCGTAATGCAAAAGAATATGCACGTAATCCAGAAAAGATTGCTAACTATGTTTACATGGATGAGTTCCGTAGCTCAAAGATGGGTAACGTAAAAGAAGGCGATGGCTGGAGATTCCGTGGTCGTGGCTTGAAGCAACTCACGGGTCGTGAAAACTATACTAACTTTGGTAAGACAGTTAACATGACAGCAGAAGAGGCAGCTGAATATGTTGCAACTGAAAAGGGTGCAATCGAGTCAGCATGCTGGTTCTGGAATGCAAAGAAGCTCAATACGATTGCTGATTCTGGCGACATCGTAAAGATGACTAAAATCATCAACGGCGGTGACATCGGTCTTGCAGATCGTAAAGCACGTTGGGAAAAGGCCCTTGCGATCCTTGGTGGAAAGGTCTCTGTTGCTCCAGCTCCTGCTAAAGCATCAGTTACAGAATCTTCTGCTCCTGCCACTACTGTGAAGCGTGGATCACAAGGTGAAACTGTGAAGAAGCTTCAAGCTGCTCTTGGTCTCAAGGCTGATGGTGTATTCGGAATTGGCACTGAAGCTTCGCTCAAATCATGGCAAGCAAAGAATGGCTTGACCGCTGATGGCGTAGCAGGCCCAAAAACACTCGCAAAGCTTCTAGGATAACCATGCTAGGAATAAAGGGTTATCTTATAATGGGCGCGATTATGCTCACCATGATTGGTGGGTTCTATTGGTATTACAAAGATAGCCAAGCTCGAATTACAATACTAGTCGAGAATAACGCAAAATTAGAGATCGCGGTCAAAACCAATGAGGAGACGATCGCGACTCTTCAACAAAACTTTGCTGCTGCAAACGCTGAAATCACAAGAGTGAATGAATCATTTGCGGCGGTGAGAGCACAAAATCGTGAATTGTCCGACCGCTTAAGCGAACACGATCTAGCTTATCTTGCATCAAAGAAGCCAGGTCTAGTTCAAAGAGTGGTCAATGGCGCATCAGATAAAGCGGCGAGATGTTTCGAGCTTTTGAGCGGTGCGGCTTTATCTGATGCTGAAAGGAATGCTACTGATGGTAAATCATTTAATAGTGAGTGCCCTTGGCTTTTTAACACTCTTCCTCATTAGTGGATGCGGTAAGCCACCGATACAAGAGATTCAGATATCGGCAAAACCAGTTGATAAACCAGAATTAGTTTTACCGTATGCTGATCCAATTAAGTCACGTGATATTGAATGGGTAATCATTACGCCTGATAACTATGAAGAAGTCTTTAATGACCTCGCGAAAAAGGGTAAACCCATTGTACTTTTTGGATTGACTGACAAGGGGTATGAAAACCTAGTGTTGAACTTGAGTGATATTCGTGGATTCATTCAACAACAACAGGCAATCATTGTTGCGTATGAAGGTTATTATAAAGAAAGTAATGCTGCTATTGATGCTGCGAATGAAGAGATAAATAACATCAATACAACTAACTAAGGTAATAAGATGGTCGATGATTTAAATAAGCTGAAGACTGATGTTGAAGTCATTAAGCGTGACGTTGGCGCAATTCAAACCTTTTCCGGTAAGATTGATGATGCTATCGAAAAGATGGCAGAAATCTCAAATAGCATTTCAAAGATGTTAATTGTTCATGAAAATAAGTTACAAAATCATGATCAACAAATTGATGGCTTAAAGGTTTCGATGTCGGAAAGAAAAACTGATTTTGAAAAACAAGTCGACCTATTACACAAAAGAATATCGGATATGAAAGACGAAAATTATGCTGACCGCGAGAAACACCACAAGGAGTTGCTCGCGGCAATCAAAGAAATAGCAGATAACCACAAGGAACTTGATGGAAGAATTGCAGTTCTCGAGAAGTGGAAGTGGTATGTGATGGGTGGTGCGGCAATCATCGGTTTTATCATCGCACAGGTACCCTGGACAAATTTTTTGGGTTAACCACACTTTTTTGGTGTACAAACCC